GCGGGTTCTGGCGCAAAGTTTTCATTGACAGCAAAAGAAGGCGCATTGATAAGGTTGCCAAATGGTCAATCAATAAAAAAATCTTTTCGCGGCATTACAGATCAAAGCGCAGAAAGACTTGGTAGATCAATTCGCGATGGATTATTAGCAGGCGATACAACCCAACAGATGCGAAGACGTCTTGTCGGTAAGTTGAGATTCAATACCTTGGCAAAGACAGCAAAACAACAACAACTGGCGATGCGTGGCGCTTCAATGATGCTTGCAAATCCCCAGATTCAAACAATCGTTAGAACTTCAATTAATCAAGTAAGCAATGTCGCGGCGCAACAAGTTTACAAAGCAAACCCAGATGCTACAAAAAAATATCGTTATCTTGCAACCTTGGACAGTAGAACTAGTTCACGTTGTCGGTCATTAGATCAACAGGTATTTGAATATGGAAAAGGGCCGGAGCCACCACAGCATTTTAATTGTCGATCAAGAACTGTTGCCGAAATAGATTATGAGAATTTAAGCCGTGTTTTTGGTCGTAAGATCGAAGCGCCCAGACGCAGGGGTTTCAGGCCATCAGAAAGCGGTCTGGTACCCGCAGGGCAATCATACGGAACTTGGCTTTCGGGTCAATCGCAAACAATAAAGGCAAAAGCACTTGGAGCAAAAAAAGTTCGATTCTTTGATAAATTGTCAAAAAAATATGGCGGCGATCAGGCGATTAGAAAATTCGTTGCAGTTGATGGTTCAGAAAAAACTTTGGCGCAGTTGCAGGCCGCGTATGGTAGAAACGCAGAGAAAATTAAAATTGTTCCTGATGTTGTTCGTGAAAGAAAAGGCGCGGAACTTTCTTGGCAAAGATATTCAGACGGGTCGCTTGCAGAAAACGCGGAGCCGTCAAACCTTACAAGATGGACACCAGAACGTCAGGAATTACATCGAAGAATTATTGAAGATGTTATTGCGGAGAATAATCCGAAAGCGCAAAAGAATCCGATCTTCTTTATGACAGGCGGCGGGTCGGCTTCTGGTAAATCAATCATGTTAAAGAAATCGCCATTGCCAAAAGGAACTGTTGTTATTGATGCTGATGAAATTAAAAAGCGTTTGCCTGAATTTAATGCGATGAAGGCCAAGGGCGGCAAGATCGCAGAAAACGCCGCAAACTATGTACATGAAGAATCGAGTTGGATTTCTAAATTGATTCAAAGAGAATCAGCCCAAAGAAGGTATCACACAATGTTGGATGGAACAGGCGATGGAAGCGTTGCCAGTTTAACCAAAAAAATTAAAACGATGACAGATCGCGGCATGACAGTTCGCGCCAAATATGCAACAGCCGAAATCGCAACAGCACTTGAAAGAAACTATCAAAGATATATAAAAACAGGCCGAAGGGTGCTTCCAGAATATGTTCGCAATGTTCACAGAAAAGT